AAATCTTTTTCTTTACCCTCAAGTAAAATCAGGTCATCAGTTATACTTGCTAATTGTTTATCATAATCAGCTTTTTTGAAATCATTCAATAGTGTATTTACTTCTCTGATATCATCTGATGCTTGTTGGTATAATGTATCAAATACTTTCAATCCCATAAACTGAGATAATAACTCTTTTCGTTCTTTCTGTGTTTTATCAATAAAGACTGTATTATTGTTTTGTGAACTCATACTTGTTAAAACAAAATCATCAAAGTTACCAATAACCTTTTTGATATTATTTTGTGTAGTTCTTCTCTGGTCTCCATTTAAACTAACTTTATCACCTGTATCATCAATACACCAAAAATCAATATCTACTTTTACATGTCCACTACGAAGATTCTTTTTACCTTTCTTCTCAATGAAATAATCTACTCCATCTATTTCAAAGTTTACTTTACAATGTAGATTTGTTTTGGCCTTGTTGATAATGTTATCTGCACGATATGTACGAGAACTCACATCAAATAAATTAAAACATAAAGCATCTAATAAAGCAGATTTACCACTTGCATTAGGAGCAAACAATCCAATCATACCATTTAATCTTGTAAAATCTACTACATTGTCTTCACCATAACTAAATAGATTACTGAACTCAAATCGTTTTAACTTCCAATGTACATTTCTTTGGATATCAGCTTCTGGTATAACATTATTTAAATCTTTTAGGATATCTTTAATTTTAATCATGGTTTCTTCTTGAACAACATAATTATCATTTAAATAATTTGATACTAAATTGTATTGATAATCAACATTATATACATCACCAATGTTTATCTTATTATCACGAATTTTATCTGTACTTAATCCATCTACTTTTGTAATAACACTTTCTTGAATCTTTGCTTTCTTCTGTAATTCTGCCATCAACTTTTTCAATTGTGATGGTTTTGTATTACTTACTCGTACACGAACTCTTGGTTTTGCTGGGAAATCTGGTAGTTCAGGTAACTTACCATTATCAATGTTAATTGTATAATAACCATATTCATTTGGAATCTCAATGTACTCTGATTTAAGAGTTTCCATATCCCATAACAAATAACCTTTACCAATATCTTCACCATGATTCTGTTGAACTAATGAACCACAATATGCAATCTTCTCATCTTTATCAAGGAATTGTCTTTTATGGATATCACCAAGTAATCCTAAATCATACCCATCAAACATACTCATCTTCACTTTAGATGGTAACTTGAATCCTAAATCAGTTTCACTTCTATCGACTGTTCCATGAAACAATACAATTTTCTTTCTATCACCCTCGATATCTTTTGCTTTAATATAATCTTCTTCTTCATCCCAAACATCCCACACTACTAAATCAGTATCACCACAAGTGTATACACCTGTTCTCTTTAGGTAATGTAAGTTTGGATGATTTAGGTTTTCTACGATTGGTGTTAAACAATCCATTCTATTTAGATTATTTAAATTACAATCATGATTACCTGCGATAATAACTAATGGACAAATGTCTGCTAAGTTTTTAAATAAACGAGATAACTGGTCGATAAGTTCTGGTGACATTTCTGTTTTAGAATGTGCAATATCACCACCGATATACGATATGGCATTCTTAGGATTCTTCTTTACTTCTTTGTAAAGTCCCTCGAATACTTGTTCGTATTCTCTGTGTCGTTTAAGGTTTCGGATTTGAATATCACTAATGTGATGGATGTGTTTTAGTTTCCTGAATGGAACCTTAATTTTGTCTTGAATCAAGTAAACTCCTTGAGTATTTTTTTCACTTTTGCTAATTGTTTTTTATTCACAATAATATCCCATGCAAATGTTTCGCCGTCTCTATAATAATAAGTATCATTTTTTAAACTCAAAAAAGACTTTATTTTTGTGTAGACTTCTTCATTACGAATATGCACCTTATGATATCCCTCTCCAATTTCCCATATATCAAATGTTACCATAGATTTTCATCCTCATTAATTCCTTAAAATCAACATTAACTGATGTTGACAATTGATTCACCATGTTGTGATAACCAAGTTCACTTGGGTCGGAACCTTTGAGTTTTACGAAACTAACTTTAATTCCGTTTCTCAAAAACTCTCCTATCATTTTCACCGATGAAGCAAATGCATCATCATCTAATGAAATAATTATATGAGAGACTTGCTTTTCGACTATTTTACGAGCTAAGTTAGGTAATATAGTTTTACCGAACAAAGGTATACTATTGTTTTTTATGGCCATAGCATCGAACACCCCCTCACAAAGAATTATCGGTTCATCCCAATTTACATATAGGTCAAATCCGATGATATCTTTTTGAACGGGTGGATTCTTATACTTCATGCCACCTTTATAAAAATCTCTACCTACAAAGTAATTCAACTTACCATCTGAATCATAACTTGGTATAATGATTCTATTCTGATATTGTCCATTCAAACAATAGTGTAGATTATATCTGATGATATCACTCATCTCTAATCCTCTTTCCATGACGAACTTTAGAGCGTGTAACTTCTGAAGTGAATCACCACCATTCCATAATGGTTTAGCTTCCTTTGGAAGATTTAGTATGACAGGTTTATCATCTTTTTTATTTGATGAGTAGTAAGTAGTACCAACTGCATCACTCATCTCTTTAAAGAGTTCTCGTGGTGCACCAACTTGTTTTAGTAATTGGAAGTGATTATGTCCACCTTGATTACTTACCCAACAATGCCATTTACCTGTTTGAATGTTTACTTGTAGTTTAGGTTTGTGATGTGATACAAAAGGACTCCAATACATATACTCATTGGTTTTCTTAAGAGATTGTCCTTTTGATTTTAATGCTTTATCTAATATGTTTATAACTAATTGATTCATTTTGCATAATCCTCATTATTATAATTCTTGTGTTGATTTTCTCTACACCACTTCTTTCGTAACCTTTTTAATTTTTTCATTCCATACTCGGTCATTTCGTGGTTCTCATCAAATGCTTTATCATCACCTATCAAACCTTTCAATATCATAATGCTATCAATACTTGTTAGATATGTATCATCTATTTCTGTACCATCTTCTAATTTGGTTATTACACTCATTTAATAAGTTCTACAAATTCCTTAAATTCTATTACTGCGTAGGTCTTCGACCTGTTTCTTTTAAACACCACAACGGGTGTTCCTTTATGTGAGTATTCCTCTGCTTGTTCTAAGGCACTCCATATGTTTAGTTTTTCGTGGTTCTTACATTCGAATGAATATGGTATAAGTTTACGGGCTGCAGGTGATAACTGAATATCCTCTCCACTCTCTCCCATAGTAGTGGATTTAATATCATCTGGTTCTAATTGTTCTGTGAATGTTTCGAGAAGAATATCTCTTACTGAATTCTGTAATCTCTTTCCTTTGTTCTTTGCTGAACGAGTTTTCATATTGAAACCTAAATTAAGTTAGTTAAAGCTTTATTATTATTAAGTTATTAATTATTATTATTAAGCTTTTAGTTATTAATAAATATATTATAAATCCCTCAGAATGTAATTTTTAATTTTTAATTGGCAGTCTTTTCTCAGAGAAAAATAAGGTTGGATTTTTCTTTGAAACCTTTAATAATGAATTCATAACTATAGTTAATAATATATATGGCACTCGGCTGCTAAAATTAGAATTTATTTTTCCATTTTTTAGAATATTCTTGTTTTGCCCAATTCTCAGCTTTTCTTTCCCATTTATTTGCCCAATATCTATCTTTTCCATCTAAATCAGCTATGTTAGAAGCCTGTGAATATTTTTTCATAAACTTTCTTCTACCCATTTTGTATATTTGTTTAGCATGATGAATCTCATGTAAGATAGTAATGATAAATTCAGAAACCTTTGGATAGTATTTGTTTAGATAGATGGTATCAGTATCCCAATTATAACCACCCTCATCTTTACCATAAGTACCAAACTTTACTTTAGATTTTAAATTATAGTATTTAACTAACTCAGAAGCTACAAATAGTAAATCAGTTCTTTCTTGTAATAGATAAATTTCTTTCAGAGTTGTCATTTCTTCATACTCTGAGCAAGGAACTTAGCAACTTTCTTTCCATATACTTTATCAGATGGATAGTGTGCCTTTGCAACAATTCTACTATGTGCAATATCTTCCCCCAATTGTTTATACTCATCTCCATGTGTTGGGTCTATACTAGCTAAGTACTCACCAATCAAATATCCTTGTATTGCATGTCCACTTGGATAACTTGGTGTTTTCATACTATCTAATTCAGTACCATTTAAATCAATGTTATAAAACTCTGCAACTTGAAACGGTCTTGGACGATTATAATGATATTTCAACGCCATAATAAACTTACCACTTTCTTTTATAATTCTTCCGAGTATTTCGTTTGATACACTAAGTTCGTGTTTCTCAATTAATGGTATAAATACTTCTTTAACATCATCACCAAATTTAACAAACTCCTCATTAGGTTTTATTTTTGCTAATTGTTTAATCTCTTTTAATGTAAGGTTAGAATCATTCTCAGGTGGTAACTTTTTTGGTACTACCAAGTTTTCATCAAAGAGAGAAGTTCTCATTTCCATTCTCTTCTTATGTTTCGGTTTAACTTCTTCATCGGTCTTGTAATATCCCATTGTACGAAGTTCTAATAGTTCTTTTAATTTAATCATTATCTGTTTCTCTTATTTTGTAGTTCTTTTTTGTAGTTCCATCAGTATGTTTAAAATTTTTATAACTGATAACTTCTACTTTAGAATGTTTTATACATTTCTTAGAGATTTCCCTTTTTTCTTTTAAAAAGAAAATTTCCTTATAATCCTCATCACTATAATGGTGTAGTTTTAATTTACCATCTATTACATGCCCACCAGTAATAATAAGTGCTATACTGAATAATAATTCTAATATCATTTATCTACCCCAACGATTTTGTTGTTGTGAATCAGGATTTTTTGCTTTCCACTTCTTATGTTGGTTAGCAGTACGACCTTCTTTTTTCCACTTTTCGTTTAGTTTTTGTTTTTTTTGTTTTCTTATTTTTGCTGCACTATTTGGCATCTTATCTCCAATCCCATATTTTTAACATATTATACGATACACCAAATCCAATTACTGGTTCTGTTAATCCTGTCTTAGAATCATATATTATCCCAGCAAAAGGACCAACACTTATCTGATTTCTCGGTGGTTTTAATTTTAGGGGACTTCCTTGTCTACCACTAATTCTCACACCATTAAATAAAGTGTCTGGTACAACTGCATAATATTCACCTTTTATTTCACCTTGCTCTATGTAAGGTAAACCCATTTGTAAACTTCCATCTAATCCGAGTTCAGTTTCACTATCGGTCAATATTCCATCCTTTATTAAATATCCAGTCCTACCGAAAATTCTTAAATAATTTCCTTGTACACCGAACTCTTTTTCGAATGGTATTACCCCACTGGCATCACCTACTTTAACCTCTTGGGTCTGTGTAGGTAACTCATTAATAAGTATCTTGATACTATCAATTTCCGTTTCTAATATCTCTAACTTCTTCTTTAACGAATAGTTCTCAATACCACGAGTTTTATCATGTGTATGTAAATCAAGTAATAAATTTTCATTCTGTTTTGTTAATGTATTGACTGTATCATTTAACTCAACAATTAACTTATCCTGTCTAGCAGAATCTTCTCTCAAGAAATCCATTTCTTCTTGAGCGTAATAATAACGAATACCCACAATACATAGAATGAAGAGAATGTTTAGGAATCCACCTAATACCCACTCTCTTCTTTTTTGTGGCCAATCTTTTAATAGCATATTAACTCCTATTCAACACTATTTACAGCATCATTGATGGCTTTTCTAATTGCACCACCCAACTCAGTATTTCCAAAGTCTGCTTCTTCCTCGATTTGTAATCCAGTAGCAGTTACATTAGTTTCTATCTCACCAGTCCCACGAAATATTTTTTGTGTTCCCTCAAGATTATTGACTAAATTAACATGAAGATTAACTTGTGTTTTTTGATTTCTTCTGTTAAATAATCCAATAATACTAAATGCTTCATTTGGTTTACCAATATAAAGTACTTCTACATTAGCAGTAAAATCTGCATTATCATCTTCAACTAAACGATACCTTGTATTTTGAAATGATTCCTCAACTAATTGTTTAATACCCATAGTAACTCTACTATCAGCAACACCAATTGATTCATCGGTTTTTACGAATTGTGATACTTTCAATGTAGGCCAATCGAGGTCTTCACCAACAACAACTGGCTTTGGTAAATCTTGTGAAAAACCAAATCCCATCATTAACAATATCATAATCAGTTTTTTCATTTTCTTCTCCTTAAAAGTAAGTCCCAAATAGTATACTGAAAGATTTTCCTCTTTCACCATAGTCATTCACGACCGTGTTAAATCCAAAACTCACACCTACATTAAAGGTGAATGCCTGTCCTAATTTCCAGTCTGCGGAAATAGTTGGAAAGAACATAATTGGACTTCTCAGTAATAAATATTGAGAATCTCGATTTAATCCACCATAATATCTAAGTAATGTGTAAGATGTATAGTTTGCAAATGTAAACTTAATCATCTTTAAATCAATTGGAATCACCATACCATGTAATACTGAAAGGTTTCCAAATGTATTATCACTTACACTTCCAAAACTTGTGGTTAGTACAATAACTTCTGATTGTGGTTTAATCAGAGATTTTGCATAAGAGGTAGATACTAACCAATCCCACCCCTCAAATGTTTCAAATGCTACACCCGTACCACTTATCACTTGATTCTGCTTCTTCGAAATAAAGTTAATACCTTGTCCGTAAGTACCACTAAATCGTGTGAAGTCATCGGTGAATGAGAAATTACCATCGTACCTACTCTTACCATCAAATGATGTTCTTGTGTACACACTATTAAATGTGGTAACCCAACTACTATCCACACTTGGTGAACTTTTTATAGCATAATTTACTTGTGATGGTTGGTTACTTATATCACCTTTACTAAATTGTTCTGTAGCATTTTGTGCAAGTGCACTCGCCAAAATCTCTTCAGCAACTCTTACTGCACAAGGAAATAAATCTTCGAAATCATTGTATACATTCTCTGCCCATAATTCAAGTTCTCCTGCAAGAACTTCTTCTAATGTAAAAAATCTTGATTTATTATAGTAGGAAACATAGAATCCATTTCCATCTTGTTGTACCCTATAGTTATTTCTTACAATCGTCTGATTACAAGGGTCAACATAATTATAAAAAAAACCTTGTGCAGAGAGTAAACTACAGAATAATCCTATAACTATTAATACTCTCTGCCACATTCATTCTACCAACCTCTACGGTCTATTGCTTTAATTACATTTACAACCGCAGTTTCCATTGCCTTATTTGAGGCGGAACTTAAAGAACTCTGATTCCATTCCATATTTGGATTTTTTAGGAATCCTTGACCTATTGTGGAAGCTCTTCCTTGACCACTACCAACCACATACTGAGTATTTTCATTATTGATTACTTTAACTTGAATACCAACAATAGTTTCGTTTATTGTTTGAACTTTCCCACTCTTGATATCTTCTTGTAAGTTAACAGCAAAATCATAAATAGTTACATACGCAGTGTACTTGGTTTTCTCTATTTTTGCTTCGTTGGCTTTTAAATCGTTGATGATAGATAATTGTACATCTCTATCTCCCTCAACAAGATTAAATCTTCCAATGTAAGAAATAACATTTGCAAGTTCTTGGTTTAACCCAAATGCAACTCGTTTATTTCCAAGTTCTGGATATTGTTCTTCAAGTTCTTTATTAAATTTAACATCCAAAATCTTTAGATTATCAACTTTAGTTATTTCAATTTCATCTAATGATTTCTGTTTCTCATACTCACCAACATATTGTTCCGTTGATACTGATGCTGCACATCCGTATAAACCTATTAAAAACAATATTGAGAATATCTTATTCATTTTTATCTCCTATTTATCTGAAATCCGATAACGGGTCTTTCAGTAGTTTTTCCAATCGTTCAATCTCACCATTTAATTTATCAATCTCATTCTGTAGTTTAATTATATCTCCATCATATGATTTTACTTTTGGCGTTTTTAATCCATCTACTTTTTCTCGTAGATATTTTAATTCTTCATCAATATTTTCAAAGTTATTGGTTACAATTTCTATATCACTTGCTTCTGCAAATCCTTGTACTACTTCTTCCAATGAATCAATGCGGCCAGTAAAACTATACCACCCAGCAATTGCGGTAGAAAGAAAAGTAACAATAGCAATAATATTGTTAATTGATACTCCGAACTTTTTTCCTTTGACTTCTTCAATAGCTTGTTCTATATCCTTTGCCATTTTATTTCTCCTTAATTAACATTCACAGCAAGAGCAATTACAACTCTCACATTTACATTCTTTACAATCACACATACTATATCTCCACATTAATAGTTAGTAACATTGAATCTTTCAATGGATGTGTATCATCACCTGATATAAATCCTAATCCAACATTGTATTTATCATACTCGAATCCCATACCTATTGATGGATAATTCAACTGATGGTCTACATCACTATAATATCCTGCTCTGAACCAAAACATATCTTTTAAGTTATATGATAAACCTTGTCCCATAGTATAGTATCCACTATAAATATTCCATTGATTATAAATATCCCAATTATTAATAGGTATTTTTACACCTACATTCAAACTTGTTGGAATCTCAATTTCATATCCATTCATCTTAGTCATTATACCGACATTAGCAATCATAATATCCATATCTAATTTTTTCCAAAAATCATCCATGTGAATACCAACATCGAATAACATACCATCAGTTTTTTCTGTATATAAATCGTGAAAGACTACTTTACCCTCTACACCTATTGATACACTATCCAACTTATTACCCTTATAATATAAAGGTGTACCCCAACTCACTCCGAGTTTGGTGGTTGTTGGTGCAAACGAACCATTGACTGTTCCATATAAATCAGTCGATTTCTGTTCTCCGTAATCAAAGTGTAAAAGGTTAAAGCCAAAACTCTTCCATCTTACATCAATATAGTTATATCCCATATCATCTACGATATTCTTTAACCATTGTACATTTGTAAAACTTACATTGGTTGTAGTATCAAGATTGAAATGGTTTTTTGCGGGATTTCTAAACGCAAGTGATTGGTTTCCCAATGTTGTTTCTTCTGCAGATGGTGATATCGTTAATACACGATTAACCTGTCCAAATAGAGAAGTTACAAACAACAAACCTAATATTACTTTTTTCATTATCTATCCTCTTATTTAACGACCGTAAATTTATTGGCCTTAATTTTATTTCCACTCTGTAAAACAAATATATAAACACCTGGTTCTAAAGTTTGGTGTTCTTGATAAACACTAACTTCAGGTAACCAAACACTTGGTTCATTTGAAAAATCAAATGTGTGTATACCTGGTTCTACACTCTCATCTAACAATGTTCCAACATATTGTCCATTAGAGTTTAGTATGTAAAGTTTTACATCTGACAACTCTTCAACATAAAATTGGAATCTTGTATTTTCTCTAAATGGATTTGGATAGTTATAAGTTAGCTCATTCTCTTCTGGTTCTCCACCACCGAATGCCCAATATTTATTCCATACCATCACTTTACCACTCTGTCTACTCACTAATAAATCTTGACCACTTGGATTACCAGCAGCATATTTATCAACGAAGTTTACAGGTGCTTCTGTCCACTCTGCATCAGGAAAATCTGCTCTGAATAATAATGTTAGAGCATTTATCTGACTATCTATCCAATAAGTTTGTGGTGCGTTACCTGGTGAATAATCCATACCACCAAATGATACTTTCTGTTTACCTTGTATTGGTTCGTGTACATTCACATAAGTGAACCACGGCCCTGGTAAGTTTCCAGTCTTCATATCAACAAACTCTAATTCATTAGAATTAAATTCTACTTCAAACTCAAATCCAGCAACATTTACTTGTTCTGGTGTTAGAGTGAATGGTACTTCAATAATATCACCACTACGAACTCTGACTGTGGAATCTGCAGGTAATGTCATAAACACATCAGGTGTATTAAATGCAATTTTGTTTGCCCAAGTACTTGGTGGGTTACCATTACCCCAACGATAATATGTATCGCCATTTATATCAATGTATCCATCAGTACTTCCTACATCTTCAATATCGAAATCATCACCATCTGATGTTGAACCTGCTTCTTTTACTTTAGTACCACTTGCGTTTACATCTCCTGTAAAGAAGTATGCTAAACTATCAATTGTGTAATCTGGATTAACATCATTTCCATATGTAGATGAACCACCAGCAAAACCAATATCTAAGGTATCTAAACCAGTCTGAATATCATCCATCAATGGATTGATAACTTCAATCTGTCCAAATTGTAATGTAGTATCTTGGTCAAAATCATCATCTTTGAATATAGTAAACTCATATCTTTGATTACCCCAATCTTCATAGTATCCATAAGGAAATGGTTCACCACCCTCTTTTAGTGTATCGATAGTTGCCCAACTCTGTAGTGTATCACCATTTAAGTGAACATATGTATCAATGATACCACTTGTGTATGCCCATAAGAAATATGCATCATTTAATTGGAATACATCATCTCCATCCACATCACCAATAAAGTATTCAACTGCGTTTAGTGTATCTACACCTGTAACAGATTTAAACTTATTACTTTGGAAATTAAATGCTGCAATAGCATCGTTGATGTTTGTAATTCCATATCTATCCAATGTTAATGGTGTATGTGATTCAATATCATCACTAGCATCTGGTGGATAAAATGACATACGATATTTTTGGTTTCGTGGTAACTGAATATTATAATATCCTCTATCATCTGTGTATGTAGAATCAAAATAACTTACTCCTAAGAAACCCTCACCTGGTAGCGTTTGTGCTGCAGTAGTTCCTTTATCATCAAACCAAAATGTAGATGTATCATCACCAATGACATCATCGGTTGTTGTTTCATCAGTTAAGTTTGCTTCATTATCAATATCTTCAATGTTGTACCAACTATTGTATTCATCTGGATTACTTTGGTCTAATTCAAATCTAATCTTCCAATAAGGATAAGTGTTATCATTAGTTATTGCATTATCTTGTGCATACCTAAAGTATCCCTCAACATCAACAAGTTTTGGATGTAGAGAAATATCTCCTCTTGCACCACCTTGGTCTGTTTCTTCCGTACCATAATTACCATCAATGTAAACATCGTAATCTAATAAGTAATCATCACTTATATAAGTGTAGTATCCCTCACCACCCTCATATAATGTTGGTACTCTAAAAGAACGCGGACTGAAATCATCCACAACATCTTCTATTTTAAAATTTAATTTTACTAATTGTTTTTGAACACCCTCTCCACCACCAAAAGTAAATTCATCACCATTGTGTGATACCATTGTAATTCTTAACCAATCGTATCTTGCATTAGCTTCTGATTTTTCACTATCAGCAGTTTGTAAAGAATCGATATATCCAACATCGGAATAGTGAACAACTTCATATGAATAATCAGCTCCTGCGGTAGAATCACCCTCAGTTGCTTGAGTTAACCATGAACCTTTTAATACTTCAGTATCTTCATCATCCCAATCAATTATATCGTTATCAAAAATAATATCTAATCTTAGTGCAGTAACATCAGCACCATCATCATCAAGTGTAACTTCCATAGTCATTACACTATCTCTCCAAGCATCAAAATTATTATTATACAAAGCAGGATTATCTTTATCATCTGCTAAGTAAGTTTGTAATTGATGCGTAACACTTTCTCTCCACCAATACTCTGGTGTATCATAAGTGCCAGTTTGCATAATCCTAATGACGGGTTCTTGTGGGAAGACAAAACCCAACCACATTAGGCCTATTATCAACCATCTCATCGTAGTTCCTTTTCAGTTATTTTAATCTATGTCAACTCCCACTCGATTGGTGGGTTTGGTGTAGCCTTAATTCACAATAATAAATATAATATATAAAAAAATAATGATGTGTTATACATCAAATCTTACAACAATCGAAGTATTGATATCGTTACCTAATTTGATAGGTTTTGCCAATTTACCAATAACTAATAATTCATTGTTATCATTGTATAAACCGACTGTCGTTACATATGGTTTGAAATCTGAATGTGATACAAACCCTTGATATCCACTTGCTTGTGTGTAAGATGTTTTGTAGCTTCCTGTCCCTGCACCTGTTGGTTGGTCTGAAGGTGCGAAGAACTTGTGTATGTCCGTTGAACCCTCTGCTACATTTATACTGCCACTTAAATTTTCAGTTGCAGATTTATTTGTGATTAAGTTAAATTCACCTGGTTCGATTGTAACCAAGTATTCGTATTCGTAAATTGTTTGTGTTGCTTGAAAGTTCAAATCAAATGTAGTATCACCTGCATTTAGTAATGAACCTGTATCTGTAAGTACAACTAATCCATGTGAGTAAAAAGCATTACCCACTTGTGAACCACTTCCGTTTGCTATGATTCCTTGTGTTCTATCAAATGAACTTGATTTATAAGCTGCGTAACTTGCTGAATGAGCAAAATCATAAATGTTACCATCACCATCATCTCTTAATTGATAAGTCTTTCCACCATTCGTTACATCTAAATTAATACTACCTGGTTTTAATTCTTCACCAAATAGTTCTTGTGGTATAGTAAATATTTTTGCATTACCATGTAGTTCTCTTTTTTCTACTTGGTAATTATTTCCACCGAATGTTCTGTATGGTTCAAGATTTTCATAGTACAAATGTTTTATACTAAACCAATTTGGTCTATCATAATATGTACCATATTCAAACTTGGAAGAACTACCATGAAACCGACCGAATGATTGTGAGGCAGCACTTCCAGTATTGAAATTAAATAGTGAACCACTCTCAGCGTTTAGGCGTAAGAATCCACTTCCACTATCGTTTTGATTTAAGAACCATTTCTTATGAACTTTGAATGGTCTTATTGACTTATCTGATGGGTCAATGTTTTTTAACATTTATAAATTCCCTTAGAAGTCAAGTTTAACTTTTATTATAGCTTCCCTTGAATATGATTTCAAAATAGGTTTACTTAACTTAGCAACTGCTAACAACTCATTCTCATCATTGTATAAACCTACTTGTGTAATAAACACTTTAGGGTCTTTGAAGAATGTTGAGTTTGTTAGAGCACCATCTGAGCCTGTAAAGAATGTTGGGTTTGCACTAAAGTTATAATCTTTGTTTAGTACCCTACAGAAGAAGTTAGTAGAACTAATCTCCTCTTCTCTACGAACTTGGAAATAGTTAGCTGCTACAATTTTGTTATAAAACTTTCTTGGATTGTTAGCAAACGCATCGGCATTTCTACCAGTACCAAATGCTACAGTCTCATCTAAGTAGGTTGGATTAAATAATAAGATTCCTAAATCAGGATAAAAGGAACCAATCGCACCACCTGCTTGACTTGCTGCTGCTGTGTTAACAACTCCAACACCAGTTTCTAATGAACCACTAACAATGTTAAATACTCTACCACCCTCATTGACTGTTGGATTATTTGTTGCTCCACTATCATCAATGAATTTATGGCTACCTAATCTGAGTTCCCAATTACCTGGGTCAATCTTTTCTCTCATTCTTGCTCTGTTAAATGCTACGAAGTAAAATTCTTCTGATGCACTTGGAGCACTTGTGAAAGTAAATTTCTCAGTAGATGGTGGAAGTAATACATTTGCAAATTGTCTATAATTTGCTGCACTTTCTCTACCACCCGTTGTTAACTTTGTTGTGTTTCCTGCCGAACCACTTCCACCAAAATGAGCATATCCAATATCAAATTGTATTTCTGCTGTTGATGGACTTGATGCAGGGTCTTGATGAAAGATATCCAAATAAGAACCTGTTGCGGTTTGTGTAGAACTTGTAAAGAACGAAGTTAATGTTCCTGTCCCACCACTAAAAATACCACTTGATACTTTTACCTTTTGGTTTTCAACTACATCGTTTTGTCTATCGAATCTTGTAAATACTGACATCTCTCACTCCTTATAATGTACTTGGGTCTGCTTTGATTGTTACCGCGATGTTAAATGTAGCACCTGTGGATAAACCAGTGACCGTTAAGTTGGTTGAAATATCTGATGTTACAGAACGAGAAACAAGGTTAACTGATTTACCTTGTAAGGTAATAGAACGCTTTCTTTCCTCTTCATCCAAGAATACTGGAGTAGTTGCTCCAACATTTGTTTGTAAGTCTGCAATTTCTTCTTTTTGTATAAATTCTAACTCATCTAAGATTTTAGCAGCTGCAAATCCTTGTCCACCTTTTAAGAAAGGAAGTTGTCTGAATCTCTTCTTCTTCTTTTTCTTCTGTACTATGACTGGTGTTAAGTTTGCAATTGTTGCATCATGTAATGTGAAAGAATATCCTGCTTCACTATCACTTCCATTTCGTGTGTTAGGTGTAATTGTTTGTTGTACACCTGGTCCGTTGAATTGTAAGTTTGGTGATGGAACTTCCAAGATTGGAAGTTTCGCAGTGTTCTTTGGTAATGATACCAATTTGAATCTCATTATTTGATTCTCGTCTACAAAACTCTCTAACAATGGCATATTCTCGATTACAGCTCCATAATAGTTCGAACCATTAGGATGGGATGTATCCCATAGTCTGTAATCTACTTCATCATCTGCCAATGCGAATTTTGTTATTTTAAACTCGTCTTGCCCTCTTGCCAGTAATTCTCGACCTTTCTTGGTAAGAACAGCATCGACGGTTATGCTTGTGTTATTTAAAAATCCCATTATTTTTACTCCTGATTGTATTTTGAACTGAGATGGATAGTGTTCCTATATAAATATAACATCACTTACTTTTTAATCAACTTTTAACTTGGAATCGCCTGGTTCTTGAGTTACAAGTTTTGTAGGTGAAGTTATTGTTATTTCAACAGGTTCCTTACCATCAATAGTATTATTTTTCGTTAATAATTCTTGTTTGTAAAATAATCTAAATAGTTTAGATTCATATGCTACACTTTGAAATTCTGCTGGTGCAAATGATGAACTATATGATTCACCTCTTGATGCACTTGCCTCACTTGAATAAAAGAATTCTTTTATTTCATTGTGTTCTGATATTCGTGATGCACTAACAAAAGGATTGAACGCCTCTTCAAATGTAGGTTCTATATCTCCCTCTGTTATACTTGCTGTTGCATATAAATTCCCATAATCACTTCTTGGGTCTATTTGATTAATTTTATTTAGTGTAGGTATTCCTAATGTTCCAAGTGAACCACTTTCGAGATTGTGTAAATTTACATCTCCATTATATGTTGTGTACTCACCAAAAAAACGATATGGTATAGGTTCCGCGGAACTACTTAATCTACTTGTTAATTGTATACCATTATCAAAATGTCCTGCGTTCTCATAATATACATTATCAAACTCAGGTATCTTACCTACTACTTCTTTACTTCTTTCTAAAAGATTAGGTTCTATTAATAAACCTAATGTTGTATTTGCTCTTGCTGGAGCTAATTTTAATAATTGGTCAAATATACTTCTATCAAAGAAGTTTATAATTCTCATGTAATCCCAAAAGTTATTACTACGAGAATACTTTTTCCAATAATCTCTTTGTACTTTATCTAACCCACGATATCCTATTCTGTATTGGTCTCTTGGGTCTCCGATTTCATTATCAAGATTTATATCTGCTAATGAATACATAATATCTTCGTTCACCACATCAACTGGTGAAAAGAACACACCAAGTTTATTACTATCTATTGGTGCAAAACTTTGTGCAGAAACTTCTTGTCTAATATTAGAAGAAAGATTACCAAGTAGTTTCGTGTTCTCTGTTCTAATCTTTGTTGCGTTTCTTCTTGCTGGTCCAATATTTGGAACTTTCATTTGTTCTTTATCGGATATACTTCTAAATAAATTCTCACTATATCCAACCGCACTCGCACTTGCAAAGTAATTAGTTTGATATGATTTATCATCTAACTGATAGTTTGTTCCACTACCTAAATTACTATTCTCACCCAATGGTAATCTGAATATTAAGTTATCATACATGGAAGATGTTGTGTTACCATTGTATGCTTTTGGTGCCATTACATGATTCTCAAATACACTTTGTGATAAAGGTTCACTCCATAATCTGAACTCCATCAAAGAACCACTAAGTCTTGTCTTGTGGAATTTATCATTATGTCCACCAACCCACAAGTTAGCACTTTGAGTAAATGCACCATTAATATCATTTGATGTTGTAGATAAACTTGATGAGTTAGAGTATACAATTACTTCTCTTGATGCATCATATTGTCTTGCAGTTAACTCATATGTTACTTCTTGTGAAACATCATCCGATGTTAAATCTGCACCACTTGATGATTTTCTTGTTAACATCACACTAAACATATCATCATTGTATACAGGTAGTAAAGAAGAAGTTACAAATGTATTTCCACTACTTCCACTAATACTAAACTGAACTCTACCAAGATTATCAGTTGCTCCGTTATCAAGTAATTCTATTGCCCAATTATTTTCTGATTCAACAATAACTTGATTTTGTGATTTAGGACTTCTAAATCTAAATTCAATTGTTTGTGGTTTTATATTACTAACACTATCGTTTGTCCATGGCGTTAGTAAATACTGACTTGACCTAAAATCTAATGCGTATGTAAACTTCCTTTTTATTTCATAACTTACTCTATCATTTAAATCTGGTCCACCATATTCTCTAACTCTTAGTAATGAACTTGGTATACCATAACAATTCATCAATCCTTTCATAGCACGGACAGTACCTTTGTTCTTCATAAAGAAAGGTAAGTTAGATAAAATTCTTTTCCATATTTCTTCTGTTAATGCTTCACTTGGTGTTTCATTTAATGCTGCACCACTTGAATCTTTTCCTAACAAGTATGTTGGTAGAATAACTAAATCATTTCCACTATTAACTTCAAAACCCATATTCTTTGCAATTTCTTTTACAATATCCTTTGAGATACCCTCTGATACTTTAGGTACTCTTTCATTTACATCTGTGAAGTGTCTTAAGTAACTCCATATCTCATCAAATTGTTCACCCACCATATCCATAAAATCTAAGAACACTTCGTTTTGTGTATCTTGATTTACATGAGCAGGTAATTGATTTGTTAACCTATCCATGTTTGCTCTATCATATTCTCTTGAGTAACCAATCCAAGTATTCCACCATGCGGTAACTTGAGAACTTGATGTATGATAAAGTGTGTGTGGTTCAGTAGAACTTTCTTTTGGCCAACTAGCATCATAGAACTCACCAAGTGAACTTGATGCATAACTTGATGAGACTGTATATAAAAAGTTTTCATATGGACCAAATGAGTTTATCACTTGTCTTTTCTTCAAATCAAAATCTGCTTGTGTCTCACCAGAACCTGTAACATTTGATATTGATAATGAAGATGAAGTATACTTCTCTACTAATTCTACTTTCTTTCTAAAATTTCTTAATCTTGTTTCTGCCGAACTAAAGTTAACAAAGTTACCAAATCCATAATCGGTTGTTTCACCATCTGCAGATAATTTTTCAGTTCGTTTTTGGTAATCAATATTTAATTGTACATCAAGTAAACTACTTGAGTGAACTGAGTTTATAATCTCTTCATTGGTTGAACTATCACTACTTAATAGGTCATCATATTTTTTATAATTTGTACCTCTAAAGTTTATTGGATTTGAAGTAGAGTTTAAGTTAGGAACTCTAAGAAATAAATACTCATCATCTTCTTCAACAAATGGTATTAGTTTTATTTTATCTTCATATGGTTCCATTTTCTCTTCAACAAAATAAGCCAAATCACCCACTTCTAATTCTTCAGGTAATGGTTTATAAAATTTAAAGTAACGAGCAGTTTTATCAGAAAACGCATCCAATGGTACAACACCTGGGTCTGTTTGTAATACATCTTTTGGACTATCTAAAACACTAATTGCTAAGTGATATCCATGTTCAGTAACCATGTAGTTATTTAATCTTGAAACTTTGTTCTTTCTGTAGTTAACATAAAATTCATCAAAGAAGTTACCACTTACATCATCACCACTATGTTCTGATTCTGTAGCACCCATTTCATATGATTTATCTACACGAACTCTATTGTTATCAAGTATCTCTACAATAGTAGCAACAAAATCAATTGGTGTATTTTCAAAAATTACTTCTGGTTCTTGTGCAGTATCTTCTTCATCTAATTCAGGTACAATATCTGTGATACCATCTTGTATTTGAACCCTTACTATCTCATCAACTATTTCTCTTGTTACAGCTGGAACTTGTTCATTTATTACCCATTCATTTGTTGGTGCGATTGTACTTGGTGTTGAAGTTGCTGCTCCACCACCAGTTCCACTATCACCACCACCACCTTGTCCATCTTCAAAATCTTCTGCTAATCTTAACATATTGATACGATGGTTTCTCTGATGTAAGAAGTGTTCCATACTTCTCCATTTACCAAGTGTAGCACTAACTACATTATCAGCATATATAGTGTGGTGTTTATCTAATATTAAATTCCAAACATCTAATGGTGATGATTTAAATTCTGTACCAACTTCATTTGCCATATACCACTTACCACGATGTTTAATCGGGTGATGGTCTGTTGTGATTAGTTTACCAATCCTAACTAACTTATCACCATAAGGTCTGTTATCTTTTACTACCTTTAATACTTTTGCAAAACCTTGTTCAGTTTTCACTTTCATACCAGGTCTCATCATCTTGATTGGTAAGGTACGATTGTTACTTAATTTTATTTGTGTATCACCTACAAAACAAACACTACCATAATCATCAAACCTATCTAAATCTTGATAACTATCATCTGGTGCAGGTACTTCTGCTATCTGTTCTATGACTGGTGTAGGTTTACCTTGTGTTGCACCTTTGATTGCTTTTCGTGCAACCTTTCTAACTATTTCTGAATCTAATCTTCTCTTAGGGCCTACATCATCCTCAACTATTTTTTCTACAATTTTTTCTCTTGTGATTGTGTAAGTGTACATACCAGGTATAACAATTTCTCCACCAACCATGTTATCAGTAAATCCTCTTTCGTTTCTACCTGTAACGAATTGTAATACATATGGGTCTGTTTTATCAAACTTTATTTTACCAGCATTTGCTCTATTCTTTTTTGGCGTGTACACCATATCTTTGTTGATAGATGTAAAATCTTTTTGGTAAGGAACATTATTTATACTTTGTAAATCAACTTTTATCTCTCTTTTATTAGGTGAGATTTGTTTGATTCTGTATTGTAATTTTTTAGGTAATAACTCTGTAGATTTACCCTCTGAAAGTTTTTGTTTACCAGATGTGAAATAACGAGTACGACCATTGACAGTTTTTACTTGTGCTTTACCAATATGAATAAAACTATCTTCGTTAATTAAAACATCTTCTTGTTTTCCAGCCAATCTTCTTAAGAAAAGATATTTTACTTTATACTCACCAATTTCTAATCCCATTGAACGAAGATGTGTACCTACATCTAAATCAACTAAGTTTGGTGTTGGAAACTTTACTTCACCTGCAGGAAATATATCATCATCGACATATTTGTCTTCCATATCATAAACATACAAATGTAAGTAATCAGAATTATCTCTACCAAATCCACTATATACGGGTCTTGGTGATTCTAATTCTTCTCTATCTTTATCCGTTAAACCATACTCTAACATTTACCGAACTCCACTCCGATTTCATCGTAATCCACCATGTATACTCCAAATATACTATCAACTGCCTGTGGATTAGTTTTCATAACTTCTTGTGCCATAACACCTTTATATTTTTGTGTACCCCATATGTATCTGAATTCATATGTGTTGAATCCATTCTCTATACCAAGTGGTACGATATCTCTTTTTAATCTTTCATCACTAAATATTTTCTTTAATTTTTTTGCTGCTCTTTTTAATCTTCCACCCTTTTTCTTTTTCTTTTTCTTTTTCTTTTTAACTTCTTTCTTTTCTTGGTCTGTGGATGTTGTGTTATTCATCTCAGCAATTTTTTTATTCAAACCATTGATGGCATCAGTTAAACTATTATTTAGTACTTGATTTCGTTCTATCTCTCCATCCAATTCTGCTTGTAGTGCATCTATATCTACACCATTTTCTTCTTCTTCATTTTCTCTTGGGAAGATTTCTAAAAATTGTATATCATCACCAAAGAACTTAATAACTCTATCTGTTGTACCAGAGTTTTGTCTTACTTGTAATCTTACTAATTGATAATCCTCTTCAATGGATTGTCCTTGTTTATCTGGCGATTCGTAAGATAGTAGAAAACCATTTTCATCTCTTATAGGATTAGTGGCATCAACGATAGAACCACTTATCTCCATTCGTTTTTTTGCTTCTTCGGCAGCCTTTAATTGTTTTGCTTTATCTGCTTCTATTACTTTAGCATAGTATGGGCTTTTCTTTTTTGCCGTTTGATTAAAAATGTAAGGCATTTTATCTCACCACTTTAAATATGAAGTCATCATCGTATATCATTGAAGTTTGGTCTGCTCCACTACCACTAACTACTTTGATTTCAAATCTATAAAATCTTTCTGGTTGAAATCCATCCATCCATAAGTTAAAGAAGTTACCTGTAGAATCACAACTCACAATTGAACCTGTACCGAATGGTATTATTGTATCTTCGGTTTCGGCATCTCTTACAGAATAATAAGTACCCTGTCCTAAACTTCTACTACCACTTGGTAAAAACTTAACAGTCAATGCTGCTGGTGTAGTATCGAATCCACGAGTAGGATATAGTTCACGACCAGTGAATCTGAATTTTACTTTTGATTTTTCCTTGTACTCAGGTTTTAAATTATTGAAATAAATTTTTAATCTATCTAAATCAGTAGAACTCAATGCTGTTAAACTACCAGTAGCGAAACTTGAATCATCCCATTCTACTTCTAACTTAGGTGGATAGATTGTATGTGTTTCTCTTGAAAAATATTTTAATTGACCTTGTGGTGTAGAGTTACCCTCTGCAGAACCTGTAGCAGTTGTTGGGTCAAAGATACTATACATACTCTGTGATGTTACAAGGTTTTGTCTCTTAACAATAAATCCATTGTTTGGATATGTTGAACCACTATAAATATGGTTCTTAACCAAATCACTAATATCCATTCTAATATCACGAGTTTCATAAACTAAATCTTGTGATGAACTTACCTCGTATGTAGCTGCTAAACTTGATGTAAACCAAGTTCCACCTTGTGTTGTACTACCACTAACCCATTCAGTTTTTGTTGTATCATTATCACGATACTTCCAACTAGCACCATCACTTAGTGCTGGGTCTCTATCTTTAGTGCCTGTACCACCTGCCCAACTTCCACTTACCATGTAAGTAAATAAAGATTGTTCTACTGCTAATTCTTCTGAACTAGCATCATATAAATTTAAATAATATTTTGCATCACTTGGAATTGTTCCACTTTGTACTGATGATGAAATATATGAATAATCAAATTTAATTAAAATCCTTGAAGCATTAATTGTAGTACCTGAAGAGTTTACATGCTTTTCCACTTCTAATATTTGGTCTAAACCTGTATTGATTGAAGATGTAACATTACCCTCATAAATTGTTGTGTCTGTTGTTGGATATTCAAAATAATACACTATACATCTCCTATTACTCTACCCTCAATATCTGTATTAGGGAATTTTAGTTCAAATATGCTTGGGTCTAATGATGAATATATGATACCATCTTTTGTTGCTGATTGAACATCGTAAATGTGTCCACTATACCCATCTTCAGTTCTATACTTATTATCCACAACTACTATTTGTTTGTTTGGATTATCGTCTTCGGGTGGTACAACACTTGCCACACCATCTACTAAAGAAATCTTGTAGGCAATATCACTCAACACTATTGGTTGACTAATCTGCCAGTTATCTGTATTGAAATGTTTTTTAACAGCATCAATACATCTTAATAATACTTCGTTCTTGTTAAATCCTCTTTGTGTTATGATACTAAATCTAACACCGATATTAACAATATACCCATCTTTAATATTAATTGCATCTGTTACCATTCTGTATTGTGATAAGTAAACTCTAAGGTTTTGTTTCACAACATCATTTAGTGCAACTAATTTTTTCTTACCATCATAACCCAACACATACATATTTAATGCAAGTGGATTAGGTATCACACTTGTGTTTGGTTGTTTAACAATTCTACCTTGTTTCATAATGGTTTGAGTATTGACTTCTAATTGTTCATCTTGAACTAAAAATACTTTTGCAACTGCACCATATTTTTGTGGTAGTGAATAAACTCGGATAACATAATCTTCTTTTGTTACTGCACGATTCTGTGAAGCAAAATGTGCTGAAGCATTTTGTCTAACCTCTTCAGGTGATTCACCCGAACTACCACCAGTTGCTGGTTCGTTGTTTATTATTGATAAACTATCTTTCGTTTCTTTTACTTTTGTAGAATCTAATCCATCCTCTTCAAGTGATGTACTTAGTGTATCAAGATTTTTGATATCACCACTAACAACATTATCCACTTGAGAACCACCATAAGTATAAGTTACAGTCAATGTAATATTACTTGGTGCTTGTCCAAACGCTTTTGTTTTTAAGAAATTACTTGGGTCAAATGATTCATCAAGTTTAGATAAACCTGTACCAAGTGAACTACCAACATTATCTGGATTAGGTATAATCTCTTCATCTGCATTTGTAGATGTTCCTGCACCAAATCTTAATTCTGTTTTTCCATCACTTCTAATATATCGAGTAAAACGATTTGCAGATTTTACTAACTTTAATAAGAAAGGTGCTGCTTGTGAATTAGCAGATACATCAGGTGAGTTAATAGAATTGTTTTCGATATCTTGGAAGACAGTATCTTGTGCTAAGAAAGGAACTTCATACCATGTGTTTCCATCATCATCCGTTACTGAAGTAATCTCAATAACATTCTCTTTACTTAAAATAATTTTATCAAATTTTATAGCATCACTAAAAACAAAATCCTCAGAAGTTTTAAATCCACTTTCTAATGTTGCTTTTTTTGTAAGAGTATAATGTGTTGGTGTATCACCATCGTTTTTAGAAACCACATCTTTTCTTGTATCAAATGAAGATGAGTATTTAAAATTAACATCATCCATCAATCTAAAACTTCTACCACTCTTACTTGAGAATATACTATCTGCATTTACTTTCAATGCATAATTTAAATCTGGTTCGTAAGTATCACCAACATTAATTGCTGGAACTTGTAAACTTAAATCACATATTGCAGTTGCAGGTGTACTTAAGTTTGGTTTATATCCAAATGATTGTGCAATCTTAAAAATGTTTTTCTTTTCTTCAGCAGAATGTAATAGTGTTTCACGATATTGATTATCAACATAGTAACTCAACATATCACCAACATAAGATGCCATTTCAATAAACATCATACCAGGTGATGATTCGTTAAAATCATTGTATGCGGTTGGATAGTATGATTTCGCAAACTCAATAAGGTTCTGTCTTATTGAACTGAAATCTCTTCCAATATACTTTACTTTCTTCTTTTCTTTTTTAATATTGGTTCCGTATTCTACATCCAAAGCCATTTACTTTCTCCTAACCTGTGGTATTGAAATTAAAGGATATCTGTTCAGGTGCATCCTCATCATCCACATTCACTAAAAATTCTAAGTTTACTAACACTTGATTACTATCTGGTGTTAAGATAATATCTATAGTGTTGATTGATACATAAGGTAACCATTGTGCCAACGCCTCTTCAATTGCTGCTTCTATTCTATCTTCCAAACCATCTTCTTGTGGTTCAAAAATTAGTGAAGTTAATTCACAACCAAATGTTGGTTGGTTAACTCTTTCACCTGGAATAGTTAGTAATAAATTTTTTATGTTTGTGGAAACTTGTTCTCTTATTGTAGAACTTCTTGGAAAGAATCCAGCGTTACCACTTTTATATGTGAGTGGAAAAGTTAATCCAAAGAACGCATCGCTATCTTCATTGATAACTCGTACTGGTGGATTTGTTAATGTTGATACTTTTTCACTCATGGTTTATTACTTCTTTTTAAATTTATCGTGTTTCATTAAATCACTATAATCTCTTGTTAAAGCATTTAATACACTTTCAGGTACATCACCCACATTTAAATTCTTTTCTTTTAAGGTTTGTGCAGCTATCATGTTTCTTTGTTGTTCTTTATCACCACCTGCTGATAATGCATCTCCGTATCCTAATAGTTCTGATGCTCTACTCGAATCAAAACTTCCACCACCCATCGTTGGATATTCATCCATTTCTGAATCACCTTTACTCAATGCAACAGTCTCGTTTAAAACATCGTTTAATGCATCATTACCAGATACAAAATCTCTTTTTTGTCGAACAACTTTTTTGACTGGTTTTTGTTTTGGTGCTAGAGATTTGAGTGTAGAACTTTTTGCTTTCTTATACTCAGTAATAAATATCTCTTTAGCTTGTTTTTTGACCTCTATTCTTACTACTTCTCGAATTAATTTTACGAGTGCTTTTTTAGTCATAATGACCTCCTATACTATATTATATCCTACCGATACCAAAGGTGGGACTGCTGTGATTGTAAAAACAATCTGTTGATGATAAATATTAAACGCTGTTATAAACTGGTCAATTGTATCATCAATCGTTTCATTCATCTTACCTTGTGCATCAATGTATGATGATGTTATTCCTGGATTAGTTACCAATGCTCCTGCAGCAGTAGCACCACCCAACCAATAAAGTTTTAGACCTGTATCTAATGATGTTGATAATGGTACTGCTCCGTATGCACTAAAACATAATTTTAACATTGATTGTAACCCTGCTACATTTCCTGCTGCTAATGGTGCGGGTGGTGCAGTTCCTACTCCACTCACTCCAGTCTTTACACATTTATCATATGATTCAGCAATTACTTTTGCCATATCATCATTATTACTTAAACCTTGTTTGTACTCAGCTCTAAATATATCCCAACTCATTATTTCGTTTTATTTTGTGGACTCTTAATAGTACTTAATGTAGATTTTATTGATGCTAATAAACCTGCACCAGGTCCAACCACTACTGGTCCTGTCGGTGCTAACAAACCTGTTTCTATTAATGTTAGTATATCATTTAACTTTGATTCTAATGTATCACCTAACACTATTGGTTCTACTGCATCTATACCACCTATCTTTGTTATGGGTGTTTCGATAACAACTTCACCTACTGCACTTATACCTACATTCTTATTACTTGAGAACAAAATATCTCCACCATTTTTTGTGTTTAAGATTATTTTATCTGAGTTTAATAAAATTTGTTTACCCTCATATGGTGCTGTAATTAATTTACTTTCTGCACCAAGTGTTGGTTTTAATTCTTGATTAGTTACCATATAAATACTTGAAGCATCGGTATCAATCTTTTCTTCTATTGGGACTTTTGAATCACCCTCTATTGTATGTCCAACACTAATAATCACATTGGGTGAATTTTCATTTTCATTTTTTATATCACTACCGATTCTGATAGAGTTACCAAATCTACCCTCAATAGTTACATCACCCTCATTAGGTAATAGTTTTCTAGCATCATCTATCTTTTTAAAATAGTGTCCTGTCTCTATACCTGTATCATCAGAGTTAGGTAAATCATCTATATCTTTTGTTGATTTTAATGTATCCTTTTTCTTACCAACACTAATACCATGTTGTGTATTAAAATTAGGATTACCAAATAAATTTAATTGTGTTGTAAAAAATAATTGACCAAGATATCTTACACCAATAACAATCTCACCAACTACAGGTGTTATTTGAAAGTTTGGATTTAATGGTTTGTAATCAGAAAGTGAATCTATATTTTTTCCTAATTCTGAATTTACAAATCTACCCTTTACTCCACCAAGAAAACTATAATCTGGTCCACCATCTTTCTTTTGTGGAAAATATTTTTTAGTATCATCAAGATGTACTGCTACCACTTCCAATGGTTCTAACTCGTAAAATTCGTTTGGTGAATCTTCTACTTCTTTTAATAATCGTAGAATAGATTCTGTATTTTGTATACGAGATGATATTGGACCAGTTTTATTTCCTGATTTTTTTCCAATTATGTATGACATATTAGTTTACTTTTGCTGTAATATTATCGCTATGGTCTTGTAACTCATTGACTGTATTTTCAATGTTTTGCATTAATTGTTCTTTTTCTTTCTCAGATAAACCAAACTCACTATCACTATCACTACTTGCACTTGCTTGTGCTAATCGTTGTACGATGGTTGCTAGTTTAACTAATTGCTCATCATTCTTTACATTGATTTCTAAGTACTCTTTCAACATAGGAATGATTTGTACGGCCGTATCGCCATCCTTGATAAACTGAACTACTTCTTTCATTAGAACTTCTAATTGTTCTTTGTTTCGTTTAGAGTTATCATAGATGTCTTTGAACACATCTGACAGGGTTTTACCCTCAAATATTTCGAAATCGATTGCCATAATTTTGCCTGTTTTTTACCTAATAATAAATAGAAGATTTCTAAAAAAGTGTTGTATATATTTATATATCGGAAAATTTTCTAAAATATATACAATAGTTATTATATGTCGGTGAAAAATCTGACATAATTGATTAACTAACGGGAGAGTAACCATATGCAGGAAATCATAACACTCGTAAAAGGATACATAGACGACTTAGCTCAGATGATGTTATCCTTGGTCGCTATTGGTGCAATTTCTGAAGTAATATTTGGAAGTGGTATCTTCGGCGTTAATGTTATTGGTAACCTAACACAAATAATCAACACATTCGGCGAATCAGGTTTCGCTGGACTCGTCGCATTGTTGGTGTTGGTGGGTTTATTCCGTAAGTAGTACTATATCGGATACCTAAAATATGGGAGTCTTTTCCGAGGCTCCCATATTACTTTAAGATTTCCAAAGTTTTCTCAGCATTAAATCTTCCAGCTTTCGGCCAACCATTTATTGCACCATCACTTTCACCTGGTGTTTTAATCCAAAGATATGCATCACAATATTCTGAATCTGTATCCGTAGTAGGTTTATTTCCTATCTTCATTTCTTGTGGATTAAATGTTTCCCAAACTTCATTACCATTTCGTGATGTATCAATAACATAACTACAACCAAAGTGTTTAGCAATCTTATCACCATATCGTATACACTTATCTGTAGTTACGAAGTTACTTGTGTTGATACTAAACCCTTGAACCTTATTAGAATGAAACATACCCAAGTAAGTAATTGCATCAGTTCTCTTTAACCATTTAGGATGTCCTATATCAAGATAAACTACTGCATTAGTTTTGGATAGTTTTTGTATTGTGGATTTTATGAGACGAGTTCGTTTTTGTCTTTGATAATAACTCATACCCTTTCTCATATGTGGAAGTGCATCAGGTTCGATTATTACAATAGGTGAGTAATCACCAATACCCTCTACCACTTCATTAATAAAATCATGATATTGAGTTTGTGTTAATCCACCTTTTGAATGTCCACCTACATCCCTATCTGGTATAGAATATAAAACAATAACAGGTTGATAGGGATGTGCTCGTTTACACAATCTGTGTACTCTACTTGACAACCTCTTCAGTCGTTTGATAGGATTATCAACTAACCAAAAAGAATTAGGTTGTGAAGTTATCTGTTTTAACTGCGGATACTTTTCAGTATTATCTTTTCGGTAATCCCAGTCTTGGTGGTATAATTTTAACTGAACCACGAACCAGTGAACTTTGTCTCCACAGAACCTGATTGTAGGTAGTTCTTCTGTAGTTCCCAATGATGTTTCTTCATCACATTGACAACACGAGTAATGTGTTGTGTGTTGGAACCAGTCATCTCACGAATTAAAATGTATAATGCCTTCTTGTTAAAGTTCTCAATATTTTCTCTCATATCAATCAATTCAACAACTGCGTTAGCAACATCCAAGTCTTTCTTTCGTTTAAAGACTGTAGTAAGATTGTTTCTCCAATAATCAGCAAGAAGAACAATGTATTCTGATTTCATTGACTTGGTGTCAATCCCTCTCATCTCTCCGACAGGGTCTCTCTTATAATCAGTAACCTCTTCACCATCATGCTGCTTCATTCTCTTGTAGTTATTATTGTTATGTAGAATGAGATAATTCTTGGCAACAATCGAGAAATATGAGAAGGCCTTACCCTTACCCTCGGCGAACTTATGAATGTTCATATACAAGAAACTAACCACCTCATGTTTAACATCGTCCGATGGAACATCAAAGTAGTAAAATTTAAAAGTGTGAATAATATTCTCAGCCAATTTTTCAAAAGGTGTACGAATATGTTCGTTATAGATTCTCTCCCTCATATGAGGTCGTTCTTCTTTATTATGACGAATGATAGCATTCTCGGTATCTTGATTGAAATAATATCTTGGTGAACCTTTTTTTGCTTTTCTTGGCATTATATCTCCTGCTCTGTTATTGTTGTTAATTCATTTACGGCATCTTGGATACCCTCAAAGACTACTCCTATCTCATCATCCGATTCGAACTTACCCTCTGAATCTAATTCATCAAGTATTCTTTTAGTTTGTATTATTCTAGCGGAATAATTTTCAACCCAAGTTTCTAACCTCTCAACTTTTCTCATTTGATTGTAGGTAGTGAAACCTAATGTTACTGAAACTATTCCTAATATTATTTCTACTATCATTTCTTATCTCCAAACAACTCATCAAATAAATCCTTTGGTGAATCACCTGTGAGTTTAGTTTCTACTTCAGTTTTAACAGCAGCTTTAATATTGTTAACTGATTTGGCAACTTTCTTTTTACCAACCTGTCCTGCTTGTTCCCATTGGTCACCCTCGATATATGTTGCCATCATATCTGCTTGGTGTAGTATACGAGCAATATGACCTCTCAAACCAGTCTCTGGTAAGAATGTCATTAAATACTTTTTGTTTGCTTCTTCATACATTCCATCTGTTAATTTCAAACCCATGTATTCGTTTTCTGTCATAGGGATTTGAAAGTGTTGTAAAATAAATATTGCTCTATCTGTGACGGTCATGTAAGTTAATTCAGGATTATGATTGTAAATCTTTCCTTGATTCTTTCTGTGCCATTCCGATTCATTGATTACATAGTAATCATGTTCCATATCTCCAACCTTACCTAAATCATGGTGTAGGGCTGCAAAGATTAATTCTTCATTTGTGAAATTAATATCTGCTCCATTCTGTAACCATAAATCTCTTACTTGTTGAGACATCTCTACAATGTGAATGACATGTTCTACATAACCACCAACACAAGCATTGTGATAATGTTCTTTAGCACTTGCTGGTGCTAATACCATTCTATCTTCAAAATGGTCATACATTGTATTTAACTTCTCTAACCTTTCACCTGTAAATGTATCATTAATGATACTGCGTAGTTTTAAGTAGTTATCTTGTATCTGTTGTTCTGTTAGTTGCTTCATAATGTTTTTATATCTCCAATTTTCTTACCCATAATATAAGGCCAAATGACCATACGAGTCAAGTGTTTTTTTTATTTTTTTTCATTTATTGATTTTAAATACGAACCACCTATATTCCAAAAGAGTGTCTTACCCTTTAGTGTTTCAATATTCTGTTCTAACCAATACCATTGTTTCTTGTCCCAAAACTCATTACAATCAAATGGTACTTCGTAATCATCCATCATATCATCAAACGCGTAAGGTGATTTCTCAAGTATAACATTTTTTAAATCACCTGCATGATTCTCATTTAAAATCTTTTTTGTTGATGAGAAAGCACTCATCGTTATAGAGTAAACTTTTCTTGATTCAGAATCTAACTTCCACCAATCATCTCCATACTCTAAAAATTCTTTTATCAATCCACTTGCAGTAACTCCACTACCGATACTAACTACAAGGTTATCATATTCCCTACCTTTTAAAACTTCTCTCATTCTTGCCCCCATATAACTAATGTATGCGGGATGATTGAATGCATATGGTAATTGTTGCCAACCATTCTCTTTTGCTTGTGTGTTCAATTTGTTCTGCATGAATGCCATCATGTTTGGTCTCATAGGATGTAACTTACCACCATTACCCTCAACTCTTTCCAATAATATTTTTGGAAACCTTTCTGTATTAGGATACGCAGAAATAAATTCTATACCATACTCTTTACATAATTGTGATAGTGTCCAACCTGTCCAACTCCCATAAACTGATAAGTGTGTTAACGGCTTTGATTTATCAATACTATCACTTTCTAATATTCTTCTGATACCCTCTATCTTTGACCATCGTGGAAATGTTACACCATCTCCAACTAAATCATCTCTCTTGACATCGACATCAATACCCTTAAGTGAATATGTTTCAATTGGTGTTTGTATTAAGTCCATTTCCCAAATCCATTTTCAGTGCCAGATAAAGTATCTCTCATACCTTTATGTTTGAAACCAAATATTCTTTCAAAGTTATCACCGATACAATGAAATAGTTTTTTTCTATTTCTAAAATTTAATTCTGTATCATTTAGAATTACATCTTCGATATACTCTTTGAAGTTTGTTCCTTTCTGAAATGCTCTTTTCTCTTGGTCACATACCTCGTCTGGTAAGTGTCCACGAAATGCTTCAGCAAGTGGTTTCTTCCATTGGTTTCCACTATTATCTAATACTGGTTGTGTAAGGTTAGTAGTGTAATCTAAAAAATCTAAATCGAAGAATGGACATCTTAATTCTATTGTTCCATAATTCATAAAGATATTATTTCCACGAAGTAAATTACCATAGTATTGTTTCTCAAATAATTTCTTTCGTACATCACTCCAATCTGGTTTCTTACTGAACATTCTGAATGTACCATATGAACCATACGATTCATCAGAACCCTCACCACTAAACGCAACCTTAACACCATCCTCTGCCATTCTCTCGGCAACATAACTTTGTAGAATACCAACTTCCATTTGGACTGTTGATGGATATTCTATAACCTTTATTGTTTCTAAAAATTTTCTTTTTAATTCTTCTGGGTCTCTTGGTATCTCAACCTCAACCAATGGTACATTGATATGCTCTGCAACCATTCTTGCAAACATTAAATCTCTTGAATCCTCATCGAACTTGACTGTATAAGATACGATATCAGGTACTTTCTTACTTAACAAATAAGTAATAACACTTGAATCGATACCACCACTTAAACAAGTTCCAACCTTAACATCACTTAATAATCTTTTCTCTACTGCAGTATCTAACAACTCATAAGTTTTTTTATTAACCTCATCTTGGTCAAACTCTTTTTCTTCAAATGGTGTCCAAGTAAAATAGTAATCTTTATCAATATGTACTGAACCAGTTATAGTGTTTATTCTCACTACTGAATTTTTTGGAACAAACTTACATTCTGCTTGTGGTAATATTTTTAATATTGATTTCATTTCAGATGCAATTAAAATATTTGTATCATTGTTATAAATGTATAATGGAATCTTACCAACCCAATCTCTTGATATAACTAACTCATTAGTTAATGAGTCATGTAATACAAAACTAAACATACCCTCTAATCTTTTTAGTTCATTCTCTTTGTATAGATATAAAATTATTTCTGAATCACTATTACTAAAAAATGTATAACCTCGTTCTTCATATTCTTTTCTTAATTGTGGATAGTTCCATATCTCACCATTAACTACAAGTGCATAATCATTCCAAATAAATGGCTGATTTCCTGCTTCACTTACATCATTTATACTTAATCTATTATGGCCCAGGTGTACATTACCACACTCAAAAATCTCTCGATTATCCCTACCTCTGTGTTCAATTTGAAGTAACATATCGTGTACAACTTCATCACTATGATTGACCGTACTAACTATTCCACACACGAAGTATCTCCTTTACATTTTTCTTTTCATTATTCATATCACCAAGATGAACTGAACCACCAATTGTTGTAACTCGTTTTAATTTTAAATCTGCTTGTTCACATAAGAACTTACCCATCTCACATAACGCAACCCAATCAGCATAACCACTCTTACTAATTCTCATACTTCTAAAAAAAGCTGTAAGATATAATCCCTCTTTACGCGGTTTCAAATCAACCGATAACAAACATGGCATTCCTGCCATAGTCTTTCTACCATCGGATTTGGGGTCATATATGCTCATCGCTATGGTTTTACTATTCTTATGCTCTTTCAATCTTTTGATAGTTTGTTCCACTTGATTAAAACTATTATCCCAATTAATCATTCTGCCCCAATATGTTTTATTCCATTTTACTGAAGTATCATTTTGTTGGTATTGTAACTCATCCATAAAAGGATGTGTTGTTGGTGGTACAAATGTAACCGATGATGCATAATCAATTCTATCATTACCAAATACATCTCTGAAGATACCATCAAACTTCGGGTCTGTATCAAAGTTATCTTCTATCTCTACACTCATATTAATAGATTCATTCATCACATCTTTATTACCATTCTCTAAAAGATACTCGTGTGATTTTATCCAAGCATCTGTTGGTGAGTTTGAATTAATTACTATCATGATTTGTAGTATACAAATATAGGTTCAAATTTATAAACATTATTCTCATGTTGTACTGAGTTTAATATTCCTGTCTTACTTGGGTCTAACCCAATCATTCTTGTCATTAACATTTTTAGTTTACCTTTATATTCACAACCCAACTCTTCAAGTATCTTTCTACTATCACCCTCTAAATCATAATAAGTGTTAGCACCAATCTTAATAGAAGCGATATTCCAAAGTAGGTATCTATCATTTTTTAGATATTCATATGCTGTTGTGAGTGTTGGTCTAAGAAAGTTATCAACCCAGTCTTCATATTGACTATACGCTTTGAAAGATTGATTCTCATCTTGTGAGTATTGCTCTCTGTTAAAGTATGGTGGTGAAGTGAAAACTAAATCTAACTTGCCCTTATACTCTTGAAAGTTAGGATTGTTCCCAATTAATTCACTACCCTCTCTATAAACATCATATGTATTACTTTGTTTTTCTACCTCAAAGAACTGAGTAAATGTTTCAGAAAAATCATCTACACAATTACTATTATAGAAATCAGCAACTGCTTCGTATCTACCGAAGTTATCTGGATTAGGGTCTGTACCAATATAATGTATCTTCTTACGAGAACTCATTGCTCCTAAGATTCTACCACCCCACCCACTACTTGGGTCATAGATATGAAACCTTTGGTCTTGATTATCTATATGGTCTGTAAATTTTTCGTACAATAGTTTTGCTGTAAGTGGTGGGAAGTTAACTGCTGGTTGTCCACATGCTAATCTAAACACTTGTAATATCTTTGGAAAGATACCAATAGTTTTATCATAGTGTCTGATTAGATATAAGAACTCAGTTACTTTACCACTCTTACTTGTTTCAGATGAAACTATATCTGGTATGTTACTTAATTGTGTATCATTCAAGTAACCACTATCTTTACAATCTTGTACTTCTTCTGCAGTTAAGTAAACATTTCCATGTCCTTTAAACTCTTCATTCATAGTACCATAATTACCGACTGTACTTTTCTTTACTCTTGCAAGTACAAATCTTGTATCTGAATACTTACCAATAGAAACTTTACCATCATGTACATTCTTAATAAATTCTTTACCACTCTCACCATTCCAAAAAGGATTCTCATCTTTCTTGGTTACGATACTTCTACTCCAACTATACATAGAATCTTTCTTTACTGCTCTACGCATAATATGAACAAACTTATCTTCTAACTCTGGGTCACCAAAGTGGTCATAAATAGATAAACCATTATCGGCTGATGCACCAATACTGATTTTTGTTTTTAACATTGTTGGGAAGAATTGATTTACACCAGATGCATCTTTATTGAAGTTCTTAATTATACCAAGTGATTCTTTATCACCAGTATTATCTTCGATTAAATAATCACATGGATTACCTTTTAACTTTTTAAATTTGGTAATCAACCCATCTTCATTTTTACCAATGACAGGTGGTGTACCATAAACATCCCATTGTTCAGTAACTTCTTTACGAAGTAATCGTGCCCATTCTGTGAATTCATCTGCACTCATTTGCAGAAGTTTGTGATATGTCGTATTTGATTTAAACTCAGAGAAACGACTTCTCTCATAAAACCATTTTTTCAATGTAACTCCGTTATTGTTTAATAATAAATATAATCTTAATTCGCGTTATTCAATACTAAATTTGTTTTCATGATAGTTGCACTATCAACCTTGTAAGGCTTGGTGCCAGGCGATTCGAGAATATCAATACGATTAACGAATCGCTTGTTCATAGTATCTTTGACTTGATACACCCCATCCTTTTGACCAGTTCCCTTAAGAACAATGAAATCACCATAATCCAAGAAACCACCATGTCGTTTCAAAAGATTTCTACTAACCGCTATGAATCGGTACTCACTAGCTTTGTGTACCCTTATACGCGTTCCATCCGCGAGAATGTTCGGTGTAGAATCAGTTTGAGACGAAACAGGATGATACATTGTTACTGTCACTTCCATTCCCTCAAGTTTGAATTCCTCAACTATAGATATTAATCTTTCGTTTTCGGCTTTCATTGTTCGAACTGAGTCCTTGTGGAACTCCTTGTAATTGTCAAAGATGACTGTCCAAACATATGTGTTAAACACTAATATGGTTGAAACTATCAAAAATGTTTTTAAATTTTTCATAATGTTTTCATCATGAAGGTCTTCATACACACTCATATATAAATATCTCCTTTCGCGAGATTAATTCAGTTTATTTTTAACTTTTTTGTGGAGCTGGGGGGAGTCGAACCCCCGTCCAGTCTACCTATCATATTAAGTCGTTTACAACTTTAGATGGTTCCGAATGTGTCACCAACAACCCTTGTCAAGTTATATACAGGTCTTGAAAACTGGTAGTTTCTTTAATCACTAACTTCCCTCTAACTAAAGTGAGTTCTTTTCAGATTTATGAACCCGTTACCCAATATCTGAGTCTTGGAACGAGCCTTACACATTAAGCGTAAGCGTAATTAGCAGTATTGCCAATTAATCAAAGTGAACCTTTTGTAGCGAGTCTTGCTCAAACTCCGTTGCACTTAAATACGAAACAGCACCTGTCGATACCAAGCAGCCCCATATTTTAATCGATTTCATCTGAATCCCAATCATCAATTATATCCTCTTCACCGAGAGTAATATAAGTATCAAGGACATCGATTAAATCCTCAACAAGATTCCAATCCTCTTCATTGTATGCTCGTTCTAATTTTCTTTTAATTTCTGCCAAGCTCATATTCTACTCCTATTTTAAATTTGTAGTACTTCCTACCTTTGATATCATTGTAATCAAAGATATTAGTAAGTATCAACTTATCAGATAATTTCCAATTTAATTGAGCATAATCTTCCATATCAAATCTACTCTCACCTGTTAGTCCATCATGAAAATAATAACCATCCCATTTTGCTTCTAATGATAATTTACCATTGATTTCTTTTTTCTTTTGTATACCCATCGATAAACCATTTTCAAATTTATCATCTGAATATAAACCAGTATAACCAATTGAGTACTCACCATTACGATATCGAATATCTGCTTTACCATATTGTAAATCACGAGATGTTTTATTAACATATTGTGGTTTAAAATAAAAGTTCTTAGGTTCCCATTCAAACCATACTTCATCATCAATATAAGATTGTCCTAACTCTCGTTCCCAATCTCTTTTGAAGTATATGTTTTCACTCCTAAATCCAAGAGCAATTTCATAATCATCTTTGGTGATTGAATCATCGTTAGGTGTTCTCGCACTAAACGAAGTGAATAAAACTAATCCACTTAATAAACTCTGTAATATCATCTCATTATCCTATCTAATTCAACCCATGCTTCCATCCCTTGAGAAAATTGATACATCATATATAATAAGATACATCCTGCTCCAAGTTTAAGACTTGTAATTATGATATCAAATATCATCTCTACCTTTGAGTTCATTTACTCTTTCTCCTTGTGTATCTTCTTCTGGTCTTTGTACCAGTTCTTCTTACAACTTTTCTTTTCTTCTTGGGTTTCTTACCAACAAGAATCTCAGTTAGAAGTTCACATGCTTCTATAAATGTCATTATATGACCTCTACGATTTTAGATTCTTTAACTACTTTAACTTCAAATGAGTATGGTGAATCTTTTAACATCTCATTTACTTTTGCTTCAGCAACACTTACTGAATCACACTCAACTAAAAATGCTCTACGAGTTCTTTTTTCTCTCGTACCATTCTTTGTTGGTATCTCTTCTACGAATACTACTTGTGCTTCATAATACATTATGTATCTCCTTATATTTGTTAACGGCCAATTCTTTCATCTTTGCTTCGACCATAATATCAACCTCTTGACCATAGGTATCAATATAATCCAACACATAATCTGAATGTGCTTGTGGTCTAATTTTTGAATCTTCTTGTTCAATACTTCTTGATTCTGAATAGTGAACTGCTGGTTTAATATCACCCCATGTGGAACCTGCTAGTTCTAACGCTTCTTGTTCCGATAATCCACCATCACAAAATCTGTGGTGATGATAATCAAACACAATAGGTATACCAATTCGTTTGTATACTCCATCGTATAAATCTTGTACTGAGTACATGGATGCCTTATCATCATTTTCGATTGTCAATCTTGTTTGTACACTCTCTGGTAACTTGTAAAAGTTCTTACAGAATCTATCCATTGCTGATTCTTTATCTCCATATGCACCACCAAGATGAATGTTAATCTTGTTGTAAGGTGTTCTTGATAATCCCATCATATCCATAACATCACCATGTATTGTTAAGTCTTTTACACAATTATCAACAACATGATTATGTGGTGATACTAATACATTGAATGGACCTGGATGTGTGGTCAACCTAACACCATGTGTTGTTGCCATTGTTCCAGCAGAATGTAACCATTGTTTAATCTCATCAATATCTTTTAGGTCATCCCATTCATACTCAGTTTTCCACGGCGTGATATCACTACTCATACGATAGAAATCATAACCATTTAATACATTCCATTGTACTATCTGATTTAAATCTTTTACATTTTGTAGGATAAGTTCTGAAGCATAATCAACACCTTTATCATCAAAGGTTCTACGAATCATACTACGATTTGTTGTGATAGGTTTTGTACCTCTTGGTTTGTTACCATACTTAGTAGGATAGCTCAATGCCATATTGATACATGCATAACCAATTTTGTTATTTACCATTCTTCATTTCTCCCAAAGTCATTTTTTTCAATTCTCATTTTTAAGTGTTTCTTGTATTGATACATAAAATATATATGTTTCAAATTTCCCAAATACCAAAGTATTTTTCTAATAGCGTTCATTAGCAGGTGTATCATATTCAATTAATCCAGTCATTTCTGATGATGAACGAATTTTTTTACCTAAGTTCTGAACGAACTCTATACCTAATTCACTACATACTTTTACCTCTGGTGAATTACTAGCATCTCTATCTCCACCATTACAAAAGATTAGTTTATTCATAGGTTTAAATCTATGTACCATCCTAATAGTTTCACATACTGATTTAGTTTCATCACAAGCTAAGATTACTTCATCAACCATATCTAAATGATACACGATTTCTAATCTATCATATTCTGCCATAAACTCATCACCCTTTTTCAACATACATTGTTCGTGATTGTTAACAATTACAATTAACTCATCTGCCATCTCTTTAGCTAATTTGAAATACTCAATATGACCTACATGAAGTGGGTCAAAGTATCCACTAACTATTGCTGTCTTTTTTCTCGACATCTGTCTTTTTCTCCTTGTGTTTCTTTCTAAATATTTTATCCCAATTATCAGAATACTTTTTGTAATCTGATGTTCTTGGTGCACTACCTTTTGTAGTACCTGAATCATATATTGATTTCTTCTTACTCATTATTGTTCATCTTCCAATCGTCATATAGTTCCCATCTATCTTCTGATAAAAACTTCTGAGCTTTCTTCCATTTCATCTCTGTAACAACATGCCCGTTCTCAATTAATTTAACAATCTCGTTACGGCCAATCTTTTTTGTATCTCGTCTGTAACTTCCAATCTCAATCTTTCTGTCAAATATAGTAGTACCATTTAAATGGTCAATCTCATGTTGTACACATATCGATTCAAGACCATCAAACCTCATAGTACCTTTTACATTATCTGATTTGACTTCTACGATTTCATATCGTTTAGTGTTTACGCCTTTTTTTGGATAACTTAAACAACCCTCATAATAACTTATCTCATTTTCTTTTGAGATGATTTTTGGGTTAATGAGAACCAAAGGTTCAGTAACATTGACAACGGCAACTTGTGCATCAATTCCCACTTGATTAGCTGCCAACCCAATACCGTCCCCTCTTTTGTTAAGTATTTGAAATAGTTCTGTTGCAATAGAGTTTCCCTCTTCAACTGATACCTCTCTAAGTTTCTGATTAATTAAAGGATTTTCATCCTTAAGACAATTTATAACCTTACGCAATATTACCTCTCAATTAAATAACCTTTTAAATAATCACGAGTCATCTT